CTTTGTCTGTGGGTGACGATGAAGAGGCCGCGTCTGGCCGCAACTTGGAGGAAATTCTCCAAAAAAGCCGTGCCGCCACTTTGGCGGCTAATCGTGTAATCCGCATGAAAAGAGGATAGGACAATGGACCTTTCTGACCGTATCGTTGCGGCGGACGCTGAACTTCTTTCGCTGAAGGACGCGCTCGTTGAAGCAACCAAGTCACTTGAAGCTGCGCCTGATGAAGAAGCGTTGCTCATCGAAGTTGAAGAACTGAGCGCCAAGGTCGAAAAGCAGACCGACACTGTGCAGGCACTGAAGCGCGCTGAAGCCGCTCTCGCTGCCCGTGCTGAAAAGGCTGTTGCTGCGCCCGCTATCGTGCAGGCAAAGCACATCAAGTCGGCTCCTGAAGGCCTGATGTTCAAGCACGCTGCTGCCAAGTTCATCGCATTTGCCGAGCGCAAGAGCGTTGATCAGGTATTCGAAGAGCGTTACGCTGATGAGGTCGAAGCTGTTAAGGCTTCCTATGACCACATCCAGAAGACCGCTGTTCTGCCTGCCGACACAACCACCACTGGCTGGGCTGCTGAGCTTGTTCAGACCGACATTCGTGGCTTCCTTGACACGCTGAAGACCACCTCGGTGGCTGCTGCGCTGGCTGGCAAGTCGCAACTTCTGTCGTTTGGCGGTTACAACAGCATCACGGTTCCGCGCCGCAATCCGCTGTCGGCAACCCCGACTGAACCCGCGTGGGTCGGTGAAGGCGGTGTAATTCCGTTGACCCAGTTCAGCTTTGGTTCGACCGTCATCAACCGTTACAAGCTCGCGGCCATCACCACGATGACCAAGGAGCTTACGGAACGCAGCACTCCGGCCATCGAAGGTATCCTTCGCTCGGCTCTGACGGAAGCATACAGCGTTGTCCTTGACAATGCCCTGCTTTCGACTGGTGCTGCTGTGCAGGGTATCCGTCCGGCTGGTCTGCGTAACGGTCTGTCTGGCGGTGCAACCGGCACTGGTGACGCAACGGGCGGTTCTGCTTCGCTGAGCATCGACCTTAAAGCGATGCTCGGCTACATGCAGGCCAACCGCACTGGTTCGCGCCCTGTTCTGTTGATGAACAACGCAACCCGCCTGTCGATCTCGATGCTTCAGTCTTCGCTCAGCGAGTTCCTGTATCGCGACGAAATCGCTCAGTCGCGCTTGCTTGGCATGGAAGTCGTTTCGAGCGACCATGTTCCGGCTGGCGTTGTGATGCTTGTTGACGCAGACGCTCTGGCAACTGCATTCGACGCGCCGATGTTCGACGTTTCGGATGTTGCCACCGTCACTGAAGCCAATGCTGACGGCACTGCCCCGACACAGGCTGAAGACGGCGCTGGCGCACTTGGCACTGCTGGACAGGTTCCGGAAGACAAGGGTGCGATGGTGTCTGGCAGCACTGGCGCGGCGTTCGCTGGCATGAAGGCTCGCAGCCTCTGGCAAACCTACTCGGTTGGCATCCGCATGGTCGCTCCGACCTCGTGGGCGCTGCTGCGTCCGAACTCGGTTGTTCAGCGCACCTCGGTTACGTGGTAGCTGGTAAGGTGCAGGGTGGTGATTGGAAGCGCCACCCTGCACTTTCAAAGGAGATTGCTATGCCAAAACTTATCCTACGCCCTCGCCCTTCCGGCCCCGGCGAATGGGCGCATGAAATCCACGACAGCGAAGCAGCCCGCCTTATAAAAGAAGGTCGGGCTATTATGTTGCCTGACGGCGTGCTGCGTGAAGTCGCTCCTGTCAAAAAGGACGTTGCCAAAACCTCTGATCGGAAGAAGTAGCATGGCTATTCTGATAGACGGTGATAAATCACGCCAAGTGAGCCGCGAGGAACTAGATGCCGCTGGCGACAAGATCGAGCATCTTGGGGCTGGCATCTACCGCGTAAAGATTAAACCCGCCTATTCCACCAAGGTGATGAGGCCGAAAAAGGATTAAGCCTTGGAACAGAAGCCGACTTTATGGCAGCGGGCAAAATCACTCTTTGGTGAAGGAAGCTGGCGCGGCCCATTCTACGGTGCTGGCGAGTGGGGCGGTCTGCACGCTATCGATCCGCTTGGAGATGGTTGGCAGCGCAACTTGAACACCAGCCACAATAATGCCCGCCATGTAGCACCTGTATATGCTTGCGTCATGCTACACGCCCGCGCAGTGTCGCAATGCATTGCGGGACATATGGTTGATGACAACAGCGGCGGCTTCAAGAAATCTACCACCAGCCCAGCCAGCCGAATCTTTCGATATCCGAACGCGCACGAGACGTTCAGCCAATTGATCTTCAACACTGTCGCTGAATTGCTGTTTGAAGGCGAGTGCATCTGGGTTGCGGGCCGAGACGAGCGCAACGCCATTGTAGGGGTGCAGCGTGTCCCGCGCAAATCCTGGACGCTTCACATTGAGCCTGAAAGCAAGGCGGTCTTTTACGCTATCGGGGATAACATTCTCGATGCAAGCGAGTGGTCTGCCTTAGTTCCTGCGCGTGATGTCGTTCACTTTAGGCAGCACTGTCCGCGCCACGCCTTGATCGGGGAAAGCCCGGTTCGCGCAGCCGCGCTTGCTATCGGCATCAACGTGGCGCTCAATCAAAGCCAGTTGTTCTTCTTCAACAACCTGTCGCGCCCGTCTGGTATCATCTCGACCGATCAGCAGCTTCAGGGCGACCAGATTGCGCGTCTCAAAGAGTCTTGGACGGCTGCCTCTGCGGCTATTGCTCAAGGCAAGGTGCCGGTGCTGACCAACGGCTTGAAATTCAGCCCGATGTCGATCCCGCAGAATGACCAGCAGCTTATCGAACAGCAGAAATATTCGTTGTCGGATATTGCGCGGGTCTTCGGTGTGCCGGTTGCGCTGCTCAGTGAGAACACCGGCACCCAAGGCGGCACTGAGGCGATGATTAGTCACTGGCTGTCGGTCGGTCTTGGCTCGGTCATCGAGACGATTGAGCGGTCACTGGATCGCCTCTTCAATTTTGGGCCAAGCGAGCATGTCAAGCTAGACCCGACACCGTTGCTGCGGGTGGACTTTGCCAGCCGCATCGAGGGGCTTTCAAAGGCCGTCCAGATGGGTATTCTTCGCCCTAACGAAGTGCGCGAACAAGAAGGCTACGGTAAGGTCGAGGGTGGCGACTCCATCTTTCTCCAACAGCAAATGGTTCCCGCCGAACTCTTGCTTGAGTTGCACACGACTGCAATAGAGAGACAGGTCGAACCGACCCATCCTGAACCTGAGAAGCCGGAAGAGCCTGCAAAGCCGGAAGAACCCGATCCCGATGTCAGTAAGGCGCTGGTTGTTTCGATGATGGATTATAAGAGGAAAGTGGCATGATCGAGAAAGCCATTGCGGCATCTGTGGAGCCTTTGGTTGATGCTCTGATTGCGACTGAAAAGAAGCAGGCTGCGCTTGAGGCGCGCTTGAATGAAATCCAGTTAAAAGAAGGCCCTGCTGGGCGCGACGGCGCTGACGGCAAGGACGGTGTGAGCCTGAAGGGCGTATCGCAAGACGGGGCTGAAATTATCTTTGAACTGAGCGACGGGCAGGAATTGTCTGTCGAACTGCCTGTCGGTGAAAAGGGTGACACGGGGGAACAAGGCCCAGCCGGTGAGCCTGGCAAGGACGCAGACCCTGTTGAAGTTGCCAAACAGGCAATTTTACTTGAAGAGTTCAACGTGGTAACAACTGAAGCGATCAAGGCTATGCTGGCCGTGCGTCTTCAAGAGGAACACGACGAAGTTGATGCCATTCTGAATTAAGAGGTTTGTCTGTCATGTCTGACGCTAAGACCCCAATCGGCAAAGTCGCCGAATACGTAAAAGAGCGAATTCCTGTTGAAGTTGCCAAGGCCGTTTCGGAAATCGAAGTGCCTGCTGGCAAGGACGGCGTGGATGGGATCGGCTTTAACTTGAAGTCGTGGGAAGCTGGCATCTATCGTGAAGGCACGATGGTGCAGCACAATATCGGGCAGGCATTCAAAGCCCTGCGCGATACTAGTGACGAGCCAGGGACATCTGAGGATTGGGAGCGTGTTGGTTCGCAAGGCTTCCGTTGGACTGGCGTGAAGAGCCTTGATGCTGAATACCAAGAAGGCGACCTTTACATCGATGGTGGCACCACCTTCATGTGGGTCGGCGGCAAGGGGCGCATGGTTGCCCAGCGCGGCCGCAATGGTAAGGACGGCATTGACGGCAAAGATGGCAAGGACGGCAGCAACGCGCCGCAGATTACAGAAATCCGCTGGGACGCGAAAGGCGTTGCGTTTGTCTTTGACAATGGCGATCTGGTTGAGGCCGATGTTGATGGCCTAGAGGCTATCCAGAAGCGCCTTACGTGGCTTGAAGAGCAGTTACTTGCAGAAGAGAACGTTGAGGCTCCTATCAAGGCTTATAAAGGCACTTGGAAGGCTGGGGAAAGCTACGCCGTAGGCGACACTGTAAACAGCACTGGCGGCTTTTATCTTTGTATTAAGGCGGACAGCCGCTCGACTGGCCTTGACCCTGACAAGTGGGTCAAGCTGGCTGGTGTGGGCGGTGGTGGCGGCAGCAGCGGTGGCGGCAGCGGCATCGCACGGTCGTCAACTATTATTGGAGACGGCGCCCTCAACATGGGCAACTTCTTGGTCACTAATGTTGGCGACCCTAGGGCTGGTCCGGTTGGAGTCAACGACGCCGTCAACCGACACTCAATGGAACAAGCCATTGCAGCGGGGTCGTTGTATCAGGGTGTATACAAGCCCTCAACCAACACACCTGATCTTTGGGCGCAAACTGATAGCGGGTTTGTTGCGCCAGTCGCGGGCGATAAGGTTTCGGAACCGAATGTCGCTGCGCCTCAACCAAACGCCGCAAACGTGTTGGTATGGTTCAACTTCAAAAATCACGGCCTTGATACTTTTTCGGCAACTCTTGTTGCGCCTATTCAGATCGAAGTCACTTATTCTGACGGCACAAAGTCTGACATCAATCTCCCTGCTGGCGTTTACGCTGATGTGAATGCTGTTGAGACAGCGCTTAACGCTTTGCTAGCAGGCACAAAAGTCTTGGCGTATCATGGCTATGTGAACGGCGCAGATTTTTGGATTGGGGTTGAGACCTTGCCCGCAGTCTATGCTGTCTCTTTGGCCGGGTCTACTGGCGGCGGCTTTGGTGCAGCCACTCCGGGTGCTAACAACCGAGTATTGAATACCTATAACTGGGTTGTCTCTACTACCGACCCCAACGTCCCTGAATATGCCCCCGCAGGCATTCCAGGGATCGCCCCGGGAACCACATTGCGCAACTCCGACTTGCTTCAGTGGAATGGCAATCTCCGTCAGTTTGAAATTATCCGTGGAGGCAACCTGACGCAGGCGTTCGCGGATAGTCGTTATTGGCAGTTGGCGCGCGGCAATATGGCGTGGGTTGATCAAGCCTACGCGGCTAATGCTATCGTATATAGCCGCAGGCATAACGCTTGGTTTTACGCCGTTCAAAACATCGTGGCTGGGACTGCGGAACCTGGCGGGAACTTGCCGCTTGTGCAACCACCGACAGAATGGAAGAAGATCAATTCTTCTTACGGGTCGCATGTGTTCTTCGGACGTGGAGACTATGACACCACAAACACCACTCGGGCGAACAACTGGGGGATGCCTGCCAACACATTCCCACCCGGGCAGCAGCCTGAAACTGGCGACAGTTATTATGACCTGCTTACCGGTTCGCTAGCAGAGTTCACTGTCACCAAGCACGCGCCTATTTACACGCTTACGCAAACTGTTTCATCAACCGCAACGCCTAACCTTTCTCCGACTGTTGCCAATCTGAACGCTTGGGCGCGGGGCAACCCTGCGCTGCTTCCTGTCGGGCAGTTTGCAAAATACACCAACACAACTGGCGCTCCAGTTAACATAACTAACGGCCTGTTCGCTGGCACGACAATCCCAGCCGCGTCTAGCCTCTACTTGATTAGTTCTGGGGATGTAGACGCAGACAATGCTGGGTGGATCCCCGTTATTGCCGGGGCCGCAGTGACCAATCCAAGCGGCACAATCAATACGCCGCATCCCCAGTCTGTCCCGGACACAGTTGCTGCAACAATTCTCTGGGGGCAAACTCGTATTGGCAGGGTGACCATTCCGACAGGCACGGCAAAAGATGCAAAGGTCACACTAGTTTACAACATCCCAGCAGATGAAAGCTTTAGCGAATTCAAAATCGAAGACGCTGATGGCGGTGGCGCGCTGTATTCATTCGAAGTGCTTACTTCGGCAGGGGCAACGCCTCAAATCTCGGCGACTTCTGTATTGGCACGAAACTCGAAAATCAAAGAGTTCTGTGTCAAATGGCTTGATGCTACTGACAACGTGGCTATTGTTGTAGTGCTAGAACAGACGTTGACCAGCCCTCTGAATTTGGATATTGTTGTCAGTTCGCGGGACTATAATCTAGGCGGAGTGGTGTTTAACAACGCCACAGCAGCAAAGGTTCCAGCGTCTCTTACCGACGCATCGTTTTTTGACGCTCAACGAAACTACCCGTCCGTTTTTCGCAAAGTGTCGAAGTACACGTATGACACAGACACGGCGGGACAAGAGCGATTGCTGGTTTCGCATATCCCAAACGCAGCGGCTGTTTACACCATCACGCTGGCGGGCAAAGGCGCAACGCTTGGTCAGCTTGTGTTTGATGTGGTGATCAATGCAAACAACCCGCCAAAAATCATTCCTAAACTTACACTCAAAAACAGAAGCGGAAATCAGCTTTACACAAACGTCCGCGTTCAGTGGGTTAGCACTGGCTTCGATGTCTGGTTGTTGACAACAACTGGAGCACAGAATGATATATTCGACTTGATTGTTGAGTGTAGCCGCCCAGACATAATGAACAATTGCATTGTCTACGACGGCACTTATTCTAGCACGCACACTGGATTTCAAGACGAGTTTACGCACGACACCAGTTTGCCTGATTTCATTGGACCGTTCAGACTTTGCACACAAGCGCAATATGACGCTATCACGCACAAAAATTCAAACGTCCTTTACTTGATTAGCGCCTGATATGTTTCTTAATGGCTCCAGAATAGGCAAAGTTTACTTCGGAGGCACGCAAGTGACCGCCGCATATTTCAATGACCAAAAAGTCTGGCCTAAAATTCCGCAAGCGTTGTTTGATACTTACACGTCCGCGGTTAGGGATCAGCGGGCTGCGCAACAGATTATTGATCATTACTCAAGTCCTTGGCATACGGCTCACGACAAATATCGTGATGCCATGCGCCACTTGGAAGACCACTCGTCTTGGGGGTATCCGTGGGACACGTTCTTTAACTCGTGGGACACCAACCAGATCAAGGACTACATTTACAATGCGGGAAGTCACTCTCCGGGGGCGTTTGGCGGCAATAACCCTTTGACTTTTTTCACTGACCCAGTTACGCGCGTTGTTGACATCGTTGCTCTTTTTATTGCTTTCGGTAGCACTAACGTCAATCCAGATGCGTCTGTCAAAGCCAGGTGGGAAGAGGCACGCATTGCTTATTACATTGTTGGAAACCTGCCAAACTCACCGCCGCCAAACCCAGCACACGCAGTGGCGCAATGGCAGCTACTCAGGGCGCATGTCAATGATTTGTCAGCTATCCCCTCCGGTTTTCAGGGCGCTGGAGCCGACTTGATCGAAGCGGCCCAAATTGTTTGGTCTTTGACGCACATATCAGCGCTTAACGTCGCCGTAACCGCAGCTGCAAAAGCAATTACTGACTTGGGCGGCACCCTGCCGACTGTCCCGTAAGGAGGAGATAAATGAGCTATCCCGACACCCAGCCGCTGACTTCCGTTGATGCGGGTTTCATTTATTACTGCATTGCGGTAGATACGTGGGTGCGGACAGCACGCGATACGACAGGGGGCTGGTGATGAAGGCATTGATCGCAGTCATAGCGCTGGCCTTGGCGGGTTGCGCTACGGGCACCTTCAGCAAGGACGCACCGCCGCGCTCACTAATCACTTCGCCGCAAGCGCCAAGCTGTGTTATTCTGTGCTTTGTTCACAACACACAAGCCAATACGCAAGAAGACATAAAGTCTGACGGCGGCGGCGCAATTACAAGCACCATCACTGAAACCACGCAGGATGCCAGTAAGGACGGTGTTGGCGGTAGCACAAGTGATGCCAAGCCTGCTGATGGCAAAGAAACACGCAACATCCGCCCGGTCATCGTGCCGGTTCTGCCGCCACCTACCCCGGAGAGAAACTGATGGCTTGGGATTTAGCCACCGCCAAAGCGCGGCTTAACATTGTTGGGGCAACGCAGGACACGCAGGTGCAAGCCGCGCTGGACACCGCTGTTGCCATTGCCGAAAACTATTGCGGGCGTAAGTTCACCTACGCAGCAGAGATGGCCAGCTTCTACTATTTGTGGGGCGCAAGCCTGCAATTGCCGCGCTACCCCATTGAGCAGGTGGTGTCGGTAACGCACACCAAGAACAGCCAAGCCATCACCAATTACAAGGTAAACCGCAGCGCGGGCCTGATTGAATTTGCAGGCTTCACTGGCGGCGAACAGATTGATGTCAGCTACGCTGGCGGCTACAAGACTTTCCCTGCCGATCTGGAATACGCACTCTGGCACCTGTTTGACGATACGTGGCCGGGTATGTCTGGCCAAGGCGGCGGCGGCTCAAGCGCGGCAGCGGTTGAAAGCGTTACGCTGGCTGATGTCGGCACCGTGCGCTTTGCTTCAGGCGGTGCGCCCACTGGTGGCGGTGTTGCGGCCCTTGGGCTTGGCAAGGCGTTCAATATTCTTGACGCTTATGTGTTGTGGGAGGCCTGATGTTTACTGCTTCCCTCCGCAATGCACTTGAAAGCGCATACATCAATGCGTTCGATATGATGGCGCAGCCCGGTAGCATTGAGCAAGCCGCGCCGCCGCATACCGTCACGCAAGTGCAGGTCGGCTTCAAATACGCAGGCAACAACGATCAGGAAATCATCAACGCTTACGGCATTGGTGCAGCTATCCTGACGTTTAAAGCATCGCAGGTGACACCGGCCAAGTTCGATGAAGTCACGATCGACGGCAAGAAGTATGTGCTGGATGCCGTCCACCTCATCCACATCAACGGTGACCTTGTGTTTTACCGTGGCATTGCGAAGGGGAATTTGGCGTGAGCGCTTCTTATGTCCGGACGAAGATGCGCCAATGGTGCAACGAGGTCGCAGCAAGCGAAAGCGTGCCGTTCCATGACACCATCAACCTCAGCCCCGCCATTACTGACAATGTGTGGTTCACGGTGGAGTTTGCCAGCGAGTTCCACGAAGGCACCTTCTGCAAGCCTGGCTATATCGAGAACGGCTTTATTGCCGTGATTGTTGCGGCACGGCCTGGGCGCGGCGATATGGAAGCCGTGACGGCCATTGAAAAGATTATCCCCGCACTAGACGCCAAGGTCGATCCGACACAGCGGCTTGTGCTAAAGAACTTTGAACCGATTGATGAAGAAAGCGCAGGAACAGCCGATAGAACATATCGATTGAGATGTGTTTTCAATTACGCACATTCCTTGTAAAAGAGGATAAAGTGGTGAGCACCAACGCAGGCCAATAGGAGATTTACGATGGCTGCATCTACAAGTAAGGGCGTGACGGTCTGCATGACCAAAACCGGCTCGACCGGAACAGCCATCACAGTGACGGCTGTTTCCAAGGCTAAGCCCGCTGAAATCACCGCTACCAACACGCTGTCTGACGGGGACGTTGTCGTCTTCCCGACTGGCGCTACTGGGTTTTCTGAAATTGACGGCAAGACGTGGGTCGTCTCTGGCGCAACCGGCGCGAAGTTCTCGCTGGTTGGCAGTGACACAACTGGCGCCACTGCTACCTTCGCGGCTGGTGCTAACACGCCGAAGGGTTACAAGGCAGCAGACATGGTTTGCCTGTGCTGGTCCTCGCTTGGGTTCAACCCGGAAAGCCCGCAGACTATTTCGGTCGGCACTTTCTGCGACCCATCCGCGCAGATTGCTTCGTCGGTGACTGGCGCAGGCACTGTGGACTTTGGCGGTTATGTTGACATTACCGCAGATGACTACAAGGCGCTGGTAGCAGCAGAACTGGATGGCGGCGTTCACGACTTCCGCATCACGCTGCCTAACAATGGCTTCATCGTGTTTAAGGGATCCATTTCATCGCTCAATGTCGATGTGCCGCTTGAAGGCGCTGTGGCTTATAGCGGTCAGATTACTCTGTCGTCAAAGCCGCGGCATCTGTTCTAATGCTTCCCCATTAGGGGGAAGGGGGATCGGTGGGTTACGCTCACCAGCCTAC